ATACGTGGCGAGCCCATGGTCAATGATCGTGCAGACGCTGACCGTTTTGAAATGCTATATGGTGTAACAGTATACTCATGATCAAATCTACAAAAACTCGATATTGCAATGAATTTTGGTACCACAGCAACGATCTAATGATTGGTACCAGCCTTGCTCGTTACGGAGAGTACGGACAATGCGAAATTGATTTTATCCTGAGTTTTTTAACTGATAGTGCTGTGGTATATGATGTGGGAGCCAACATAGGATACCATACCACAGCATTTGCCACACGGGCCAAACGTGTGTATGCGTTTGAACCACATCCGGGTAACTATGCGTTGTTAGAAAAAAACACTGAAGAATTTGACAATGTGTTTTTAGGACAGTACGCAGTGAGTGACCGCAAGACAACCTGTTACATTTCAGATTATGATCCTGATCAGACAAGCAATTTTGGTGCTGTTAGTGTTGTTGCCCACACCACAGGAATTCCGGTTACTGCCATTGATTTAGATACTGCTGGACTGGACCCACCAGACTTTATCAAGATTGATGCGGAAGGACATGAACTACAGGTGTTGCAAGGTTGTGAGCAAATCATACAACAATATTGCCCTGTGGTATACTATGAAGCGCATGAATCACAGGACCTTAGAGACATATACTTGTTGTTGAGCGAAGATAGATATAGATTTTATTGGGCCCAAGTCAACAATTATAATCCTGCAAATTTTGCCAACAACACAGACAATGTATTTGGAGGTACAGCATTGATGAGTATATTGGCCTGGCCTCGTCACCTGGGCGAGTTGCCGATGACCCCTGTGTTAGGCGCCGACGATACTGCCAATAGATTTTATCTAGCTGGACATCCTTAGAGATAAGTCTCCAGGCCACCGCGACGTCGAATGTCTTGAGTGCAACAACTGATACCACCATCCCAAAAGTAACTGTGACGAAGTTCTGAGATGATGGGTTCTATCCGGTGCTTACGGCAATAGTCAAACACTTCTCGGTTGTATGCACTGAATATAACGTGAGACTCATCCAACACCAGGCAGTTGACATCAAAAACAGTTTCAGCAACAAATCCAATCCACTTGGTTAGATAAGTGTTCACAAAGTCTGTAAACTCAGGTGTGGGTGTTTGTCCTTGCACATACCACGCACCTGGGCTAGACTCATACTTGAACTTGCCAACTTCCATAGCAGCCCAGATACTACTATCCCATATTTTGCAAACGTCCCATCCTGGAAAGTCTGCAGCCAAGTTTAAATTTACGTCATGCTTGCTACTCAGCAACACTCCTGGCTTGAGTATGGCAAACACAGCATCGCCGTGTCCATCTGTGATTGCTTCGTGTATTCTATATTCGGGCCCTAGCACATTGTCCACAATCCAGCGAGTTTGATCTGGACGTAAAAAACCGCTATTGTCAAAGAACACATCACGACCCACACGCACAATGCAACTGGCACTGGCACCATTTAAAATACAATTCTCGTCCCACCCTGTGGGTCCATGTGGGTTGATAACTGAATTAGGTTGTACTGCTTCGTACTCAGCACATAATCCATCTAACTCTTGCATAGCTAGTACACGCAACAACTTATTACCTAGTGTGATCTGCCAGTCTCTTGGTGTGAGTGGCGGTAGTGGTGCACCTTCTCCACTTATTTGATTTTGTTGAAATTGGTGTTTGTTGGGAAGGTTGGGTCTTTGTACTCGCGCACCATAAGTCTCAATGGTTTTTTGCAAATTAGATAAATCTTCCTCAGTTTCATATAATATCTGTTGCAGTTGATTTCGCACTTGAGCATTTTCGATAAAGTCAAAATAGTCTGGTGTATATGCACGACCCACAATAACTTCTTCTAGTGGTTGCCAACTGGTATATGAGTTAATGGGATTCATTGATTTCCTTGATTAGGGTATTTAAACGGTCCTTCTTGCTGGCAAGAAATAACTGTTGGTTATGTTCTATATCTGCACGACACAGTTCAAACAGTTGTGGCAAATCTGGTTGAGTAAAAAAGATTGATCGAGTCAATGCCATCCAACGCTGTGTGGCATTGGGCTCAAGATCATAACTGTTGTCCAACACCGAATCAAACACACAATATCCCAGATCCCGCAACACTTGCAAACTGCCAGCAGGTCCTGCCACAAAAAACATTTGTCCATGCTTGATAGGTTTGAATGTTTTTTCGGTTAAAAATGCACCACTAGATTCAATATCAAAATGTGTTTCCATTACAATGTTGCAATAACTGTTGGCATGATACTTGGGTACTAGAGTTTTGTGATCATTGCGCTGGTCAAAATCTAACTCGTCGCTGATATATGGAGCTGATTGTAAAAACTTTTCAGTTCTAGTGCGTAATCCTGATATATCATCAATCTCAATAGCACAGTCTACATCCACAAACTCACCTGACTCGCAATAACTCCAGTATGAATTATCTAGTATTCCGTTGTGCTTTAAATCAGCCATGGCCAAGGCACGCCATGATTTGTGCAGTCTGTTGAGCACAGTAAACTCACGTTCTCTTGGATTGTGATGTATCTTTAGTGCAAGGTTTGCTCGGTTGCGTTGATAGTACCAAAGTTCAAAGTCTGTAAAGTACACAAAGTTTTTTAACTGTTTGGCAGCAGTATTGCCACTCACAAACACATAACAGTTCTTGCGCAAATTGTGCTTGGCGCATAGTTCGTCCAGTCTGATTTTAATACGCAAAGGGTTATCACCTTCGTGATAGTAAAACAGCACACGCACATCATCAAAGAACAATCCGGTACGTATGCGTTCAGGCATTAGTTCAAAGTAGTCAATGCTAAAGTCGAAGAAACCCAATCCCACTGGGTACAATACCTCAGCCGGCCATTCAGAATCAATGTCCGTGATGTTTAGTTCAACACCATGTTCAACGCAATACTCTTGTAGACGCAAAGGCACAGTGTACGGATAGTGTCGATCAAAATCTTGATCTAGCGTCTGGGCTAGAGCAGGGTATATTTTACCGTTGACTATTCGGTCCGCTATCAAATTCAATGTCATTCAACATGTCCTTTAGTTCTTGCCACAATATTTGTTCAAAGCCACCGCCATAAAAATGATTCCAGTTGTGCTCTATGATTTCCCATGCACTTTCAAATATGTCTTGACGATGTTCTTCCAGGCCATCTAACTGTTTCAATACCTGTGCAATTTTTTCTATGCGCCGTGAATCATCTGGTTCGTCATCATAACTTTCATCCCACAAGTCACCAAATGTTCGGAATCCATAACTGCGCAGATACTTCAAACTACCTTGTGTGCCTACAATAATAAAAGGCATGCCCATGGCAATGGGTTTGAATGTTTTCTCAGTCAAATGATGTCTACGTCCTGTGGCCACGGTCTCAGTAACCAAATATAACAAACTTTCAGCAGACTGATCAAATAAATCTAACCAGCAAGATTGCATGGGATGACCAGTTTCGTCTTTGAAATTTAATGGCAGCGGCTGGCGTGCAAACACTGTTTCAATATCAGGATACCTTGTGTTAAGTGATTTCACAGCATCCAGTATTGGAATATTCTCTGCAGGACATATACTGGGGCATGATATGTGATTGTCAGTCATGCCCAGTCGGAATATCCAATACAGCATTTCCAATCTGTGTTCACGCTCTCCTGCCACAATGCGATTCGGAGCCAAAAATGTTTGATTAATAGTTCTTTCAGTCCAAGGCTGGATTAAAAAAGTCTTATCGTATCCGCGATACCAATCCAATGCTGCCCAACCATGGAAAAAATAGTAATAATGTTTCCATCCAAATTGGTTGCATACTGCATCAACTGCGTCACTATCGCGTTCACTAGTAATAATTGCGCCTACTTGTCGATTGATATTTAGTGGTTTGTTATATCCACTGTCAATGGCCAATTGATTTAGATGGTTGCGCCGATCTACTGCTCGGTGCAAGTTTTGATTGTTACTAACTACTTGTTTAAATGTAGGTATGTGTATGTTCAAATGAATAGGCTCTTGGTCCCATAATAGTGTATAATTGTGTTCAATTGCATTATCGCTGCCATAATTAATTAAGCTAGCTGGATCAGTTCTGCCAAATGGTTCACACCACCATAATCTTACACCAGGATGATATTTTTTAATCCAAGGCCAGATTGTGTTATCATAAATTTCATCTATTCTAAGCATGTTTGACGTATTTTATTTTTCAGATGGGTATAAGCCAAATTTGTTCCCACACGAGAGATCGGTGGATTCATTCCAGCATGCGCAGAAGTTGAGTCGCACACGATTTTTCTGGATTGTGCATTACTTAGCAGATTACCAAGACTGGGACTGGCTTTTTGAACCCCCTCCTTGGCAAGCCGATCAGCGGCATGCATGGGCCAGTCAATGGCAACCAGATTCGGGCACATACCTTGTGCCACGTGAGGGCTATGAACACACAAACTACCATACAGATCGTACAATCGCAAGACTGAGCAGTCGTGATGGATGGCGCATACCGTCAAACATAGATGCAGACAGTTTTGATTTCTCTTGGCACTCCTTACCCAGCGATCACTACCAACATCATTTCGGCACACAATGGCAATCAGCAGGTGGACCTGTGTATAATTTGGGTGCTGATTCAATCAAACTAGAAACAGCTCAACATGCTGTAGCAAAGCCTACCAAAAAATCGTGGACGGTTCCGCTAGGTGTTGAGCCGGTGGACCAGTCGTGGCATCCAAATCCCTTTGATCCTCCGTACATATACCAGTTTGGCACACAGCATCAACGCACCGGCGGGCCAGTATACACTGTAGCAGGTGCCACAGACATCAAGTATGTGGATCAAATACGTGCTATAACCAATCGAGTGGCCACTGCTGTATATGAAATAGATCACTTGTGTGGTGCGGCAGGCAAAATCGTCAACACCACACGGACTGTGCGCTACTTTGACAACTACAGAGATACACTAATACGCATTGCCAAGAGCATAGGCACCGAACATGAGTTTGTTTGGATATGCAGCAGTATCTGTGACTATACGGATTTTGACTTTTCATGGCATCCTGAACAATGGCAAGCCACCATGTTGCATGTGTTTGCCAGCAATGACCAAAAGTTTGGAGACACCTTCTTCATGCATGTGCCCACATTTGCTGCCAGAGCAGAAAAGAAAGCATTGTTGGAATGGTATGATGTAAACTTTATCAAAACCGCTGTGCCACGTAGACCCATGCCTGTTATACTTCACGATGGTGACAGTCATGTTGATGCAGTAAAGAACACTGACTGGGCAGGACCCTTGGCCACATTTACCAACTACAATTATGTGCCCGTAAACATGGTCACTGTGCCACTGTGGCGCGAAGAGACCAAAACTATCATGCCCATCAGTGACGGTGCCGGCACAGTTGTGGTACCACGTACGGCTGTGCCTCACATAAAGACACAGTTGTATGACTATCCCTACATAGATCGAACACGGCGCATATTGCAAGACTCAGTGTTGGACATTGTATTCATCAGCAACGGTGAAATAAATGCTGGCATTTATTTTGAACATTTGCAATGGACAAAAAATTCAACCCGTGTTGCTGCGAACCAAATACATCATGTGTCGGGCATCAACGGACGTGTGGCAGCATATCAAGAGGCTGCCAGGCACAGTCGCACACCTTGGTTCTTTGCTGTGTTTGCCAAACTAGAAGTAACTGCGGATTTTGACTGGTCGTGGCAACCTGATCGCATGCAACAACCCAAGCACTATATATTTCACGCACACAATCCTGTGAACGGATTGGTGTATGGACATCAGGCCGTGATTGCATATAATAAACGGTTGGTGTTGGAGAACACAGGGCAAGGTCTGGACTTTACACTAGACCAACCACACGAAGTTGTGCCCATTGTGTCAGGCACAGCCATGTACCATGAATCGGATTGGATGTGCTGGCGCACTGCATTCCGTGAAGTGTTAAAACTGAAGGCCAGTTTGCCTGATGTGGAAAGCGAGCACAGACTCAATCGTTGGCTCACTGTTGATACCACAGACGGGCAATGGAGTCGCAAAGGTGCAGAGGATGGTGCAGAGTATTATGATTCAGTTGGCGGCGACTTTGACGCCTTGAAGAAAAGTTATGAGTGGTCTTGGTTGGCCACCTATGCGTTTGTCAAACGCAGTCTAACACCTGATCAATAATGTATTCAACTTCCAAGTCTGTTAGTTCAGGATAGATAGGAAGGCTCAAACATCTACGTGCCAGACTGCTGCCGGCACTGAGCAAGTCTGGACACAGATAGTGTTGATACGCTGGTAACTCGTGCATGGGTGTTGGGTAGTGTACTTTGGTCTCAACACCACGCAAGGCAAGGTTGCGTTGCAAGATATCTCGATTGTCCACATGAATCACAAATTTGTGAAAACAGTGTTTGTCAAAGTTGCTATCATCAATCAAGCAAGTGATCCAAGGCTTGCCCTTTAGCATCTCCATCCAGTGTTTGGCAATGGTTCGCCTGCGTTGTTGCCACTGATCGATATAACGAGTCTTTACCAACATCTGCGCACAGTCTATTTCACTCATTCTACTGTTGGTACCAATTTCTGCGTGTCGGCTGTGCTTGCCATTGCTGATCCAATTCTGGGCAAAATCTTTCAAGCCAGCATTGGCAGTGATCACAGCACCACCATTGCCATAGTTGGCTAGATTTTTTGTGGGATCAAAACTGATGGCACAGTCACCCACACGTTGACAGTCATTGCTGAGCCAGTGCTG